ATATACACGAAAAATAGTATTGGCAAGACTCGCAGTGTATTGGTTTGTACTTGCGCCCGAGGCAACACTGTACAGTAGATTACAATACACTGTATAGTTTTGTAGTGGTTAAGTGAATTTATGCTAAAATACTGTCAAAAGTTTCTTCTCAATATACCGCAAATATTTTTTTTCTATTTAATTGGAATTATTTATTGGCGTAAACGTTTTTCGGTTTAATTAAATGCGTTTTTCTGCGAGTTGCAAATTAAATCACACAAAAATAACTCAAGGAGGTTTTTAATTAATTGAATAAAACTATAGGAAGAATTGGGTGTCTGTTTGTAAATACTTGCTGGTCTCTTGTTTCTCAAAAACGTCGATATAAAACTATATCGACGTTTCTTACAATCTTGGAAAGAGATACTTAGGACGACTTCATCATCTTCGCTAAGAAAGGATTGATTGGTTTATCATCTTGTTTGCTAACAGGAACACAGACGTGTGTGGTATTAAGACACAGTTCTGCTGGTATCACATTCTGCTTTGTGAGTGTCTGAATGACTGCTGCCTCGGTGCTTCTGGCAATGCTCTCGGTGTCAAACTCGGCAACAGTCCACACGACCCAGTCCTTGTTTACCTCATAGAAAGGGTCTGGCGTCCTGTTCCACAAATCCCTAGCCTGCTCAGTGGTGATCGTCTCGCGATACAAGTCGCTCTTCTTGCCCTTCTTTTTGAACAGAACAGCACTCATTATGTCTTGGTTGTGTCTAAATATGGCATATCGCTGCGTTGTGAACCCCACGTACCATTTCTTAGTGGGTTTATGTATCCTAAAGTATAACTTTGGCTTATTTGACTCATAGAACATATGAGCATTCTTCTTGTAATTAAGCGCAGTGCTATTATTATATACCTTGGCAATCTCCTTGCACAATGAGTCCACGTTCATAGTATCCTAGGAGAAATAAGAATCTGGTATCAAACACAAAAACGTCGATATACATTTATATCGACGTTTCTTGTATCTTAGGGGAGAGAGACTTATCATAGCAAATATGTCTTTGGTCAAGAAACTCGAGGAAGAACTCTCACTGGCACAGGAGCGGGTTCGCAACCTCAAGGACGAGATAGACATCATCCGCGCGGAGTGTCCTCACAAGAACACTCATAGGGAGAGAGACTATGACAATCATAGCACTCGTTGGTTGTATATCTGCGATGACTGTGGATTGATTAGCACCCGAGCATATCACGCACAGCACGCGGCAAATTAAGCTAAGCTTGCGTAGCAAGCGTGCGCCTAGCACGTGCCCTGAGCCCTTTAAAGGGTATTGTTTGGTCTCACTTTAGTCTCCTTGGGAAGTGTGGATAGATATTTCTTAGCAGCAATGCGCACATTTTTCTGAATAGCCTCTGGCATAGACTTAAATTTGTACGGGTCTTCAACAAGAAGTCTGCATCCTAGTAAGAAGGTGTTGCTTGGTTTAGCAAAGTTATCCTTTTCTGCTGACTTTAGTGTCCTATCAACGTGTTCTAACCCCAGATCTACAATAGAGAGCAAGCGTTCTAGATCGTCACCTTCATAGAACACAGGCAGAAGCTGCTTACGGAGTTCTGTAATCTCATCTATATCCCAATCTAGGTCCTTCTCTGTAAAAATATCAGCATCAAATGGCAAACGAAGAGCATCAAGAAGCGCAGTCATCAATCTATGAAGTTCTTTCTTAGAATGTTTCACTACTGGTATTTTAGTATCATCTACACGGCTAACAACATTGTTTTGGATGACATATTTATTATCAAGACGTGTATCAGTTTCCCTAGCAATCTGAGAAATAGTTGCGGGAAGAGATGAGATGTCTCCGTGTAGCACAAGCTTTCCTGAGTCTACTAAGAAACTCAGAGCCTTCACAAGAGCAGAATACTCCTCGACGCTTCCTGGAGGGAGATATATGACAGTGTTGACACTGTGGTCTCCTGTAGACACAAGAACGCAGTTGTTTGCTGTAACATTTGCCTTAGAAACATCCCTGGGGATGTCCTGAAAGCATACTATCCTCTTAGCACTCATCACCTCTGCCCCTACACAGGTCTTTGCAATATGGGTATTCATATTACAAGACTTTGTAGTGGTATATTCGCACTTGGAGCACTGGTAAATAGTTGCTTTGAAAACCTCTTCGTCGTGTTCATCAAAGTGAGACACAACTTTCTCGCAACTGATGATCTTTGCATCCTTACACTTGGCCTTTAAATGGTTTGATACTGGTGTCTTAGTCAAACTCTGGTAACCACATCCTGAACACTGATGAACAACTGCCTTGAACTTGCTTGGTTTCATCTGAGATGGCTTCTAATACTTGTATTTAAGTTATTTTCCTAGAAAGTTTAGTATACTTGATTTCTTTTTTTTTTTTGTAGCGGAAATAATAAGCAATAGTTGTTAATGTATATCGTCGTTTTGTAAAAACCATAAAGTTGTGACCCGTTGCCGTTGGCGATCTACAAGTCCTATGGGCTGTGCTCCTCCTGGTTGTTGACGCTCCGCTGCGCTGCGCTCGACCAGCGAATGATTGGTGTTATTTATATACACATTGGCAATCTATACATAGTGCTTGCAAATTTCATATAATAAGTACTTCTTAAATATAATACGCGGGGCATATACTTATAAAGAAAAGGACCTTTTACTTTACTTCAAATATAATACGCGGGGCGAAATGTTAATATTAAAAGAGCTTTATTTGTATTTTTAATGCTTAAATTTTATACGCGGGCCTTTAATTAATATATAGAGTAATTTTATATACGCGGGGTTAAATTTTCATATTAAAAGCTCTTTTAATACTTCAAATATAATACGCGGGGCTTACAATAAAGGGGAATCTAATTTTCCTGTATTAGGTGTGAAGCCTCTTCTTTTCAAAACAGTAAGATAATCGAGTAAATCATCCCGTGTAGTGTCTGTAGCAAGGGCAATACGAATGGTGATAATGTTACCAACTTCTTTGGCATAAGTGTAATTGTAGCCCGCCAGTTCTAAAGCGGCCATATAGACCGACAAGTCCTTTTCTGGAGTGTCTGGAGAAAGAACAAGCTGAATGGTGCTTGTGCTATTATCATCTTTGTTGTAAATCAAACCAGAAGGATCCCTGTCCAGGTTCTTTGCATTATAAATTGACACAGACGCCGAAGATATCACATCTATATCATGGTAAGTGCCTACTTTTGCGTGTTTAATGGCACTTCCCCTATGCGTAAATTGCGAACCACACCAACATTTATGAATGTTGATTTCAAATGTCTCCATTATGTTTATTCACGCTTTTTAAATTATTATATGTTTCACGTGTCGATATACTTCAGATAATATACGCGGGCTCATTTTTTAATATTAAAAGACCTTTAATTGTAATTTTAATGCTTAATAAATATACGCGGGGTCAAATATTAATACGCGGGGTCAATTTTTCACACTAAAAGAGCTTTTAATGTGAATTTAAAATACGCGGGGCAAAGAATCATAAGGAAAAGAAATTAATTAGGGAGTAGGGGTACAAAGCGGGATGCAACTTTCCACGTTTGAGAGTCGCGTGTTGCAGGCGTTCAGTTTGGCTTGGAACTTCCCGAGTCTCACGGCAGACTCTGTTTCTACGAAGCCAAGTCTTTTGGCCAACTCGTTGTCTACGTGGTCTAGTCTTTCGAGAATCTCTCTTTCCCTGTGGTCGAGTCTATCGGCATACTTTTTTTCTATGAGGTCAAGTTTTTCGGCAAACTCTTCTTCCTGTTTTTTTTCTTTGCTCTGGAGGTCATTGATCGTGGCCCGGAGTACAGCGTTGTCGGACTGCAACTCTTTGTGGGACTCCATGCAGGCGTTCAGTTTGTCTTGGAACTTCCTGAGTCTCAAATACTCTGTTTCTACGAAGCTAAGTGTTTTGGCCAACTCTTTGTCTACGTGGCCTAGTCGTTCGAGAATCTCTTTTTCCTTGCGGTCGAGTCTATCGGCATACTTTTTTTCTATGAGGTCAAGTTTTTCGGCAAACTCTTTTTCTTTGCTCTGGAGTACAGACTGCAACTCTTTGTGGGACTCCGTGACGATGTTTGTTGCTTTGCGGTGAGGGCGAGAGAACCATTTCATTTGATCTTGATACATATATATTTTCTTCCAATTTGACGCAACTGTGTCCGCCGAGGCAACAAACGCACCAAGTTATTTGATTCCTTTTCTGTTTCTCGAGATTTCTTAAGGTTTTTTACATTTAAGCACGGCGTTCCACAGTCCAGCTCTTGTTCTTTATGTTCTCCAGCTCCCGCTCGGTCAGGGGCGCCATCCCCTTTGCCTTTGTCTTGGCTGCCCAGGGGCTCCACAAATTAAGAGCGTCCATTTCGTGGTCGAGCATGTACTTGGTCTCGCCGGCGGGGGGCGCGGGCTGTACCGCCGCCTTTGTCTTGGCTGCCCAAATCGAAGTGTTAAAGATTTTAAACACCGAGACCTTCTCGGGCACCTCGACGTCAACGTGGTACATCTTAGACTCGACCTCGGGCACCATGGAAGCCGGGTACAGCTTGGCGTGCGCGGAGAAGAACTGCTTGATCGAAACCATTGTTTGAGTGGGCGTTTGGCTTTTGGTAATGAGTGTGATTGTTGGGTAAATGTTTTGACCGAAGATACTCTCTACTCCAAAGAGTTCCCTTTTATGCCCTTTTGGATCACCAGGGACAAATGACGTTTCCAGGGTCAAATGACACTTCTTTATATCAAGGTTTTATAAGAGACCCGTAGCTTTCATAAGCTTTCCAAGCAACTGTTCACATCCTCAAGCGTACTAAGCGCTTGAGCAACAGCTCATATAGACGTTTAAATAAACACAAACACAGCCCGCGCATATCGACAAACCAAACTAGTAAGCAACGAAATACACGTCGTATGTCAGATGGAAATACATTCGTGTCCAACCTTGCACTGGGCAGCCATAAAAGGCCACCACGAGTGCGTCCAGATGCTCGTCGCAGCCGGTGCGGATCTAAATGTCGTCGGCACCAGCGAAATGGTGCCATTGCACTGGGCAGCCATAAAAGGCCACCACGAGTGCGTCCAGATGCTCGCCGCAGCCGGCGCGGATCCACATGTCGCTGACCCCCACGGAATGGTGCCATTGCACTGGGCAGCCTGCAATGGTCACCACAAGTGCGTCCAAATGCTCATCGCAGCCGGGACAAGTCCAAATGTCGCCGACACCCGCGAAATGACGCCGTTGCACTGGGCAGCCATAAAAGGCCACCACAAGTGCGTCCAGATGCTCATCGCAGCCAGCGCGGATCCAAATGTCACCGACTCCAACGGAATGGTGCCGTTGCACTGGGCAACCATAGAAGGTCACCACGAGTGCGTTCAAATGCTCGTCGCAGCCGGCGCGGATCCATATGTCGTCTGCAACAAGGGATTTACGCCATTGCACTGTGCAGACCGCGATGGTCACCGCGAGTGCGTGGAGACGCTGGTCGTGCGTATGCTGTCCGAGCGGGCTCTTCGAGACGACGAGTGGGCTCTCGTCCCGTTGGGTACCGCCGGCCTCGGATCCATGCTGCGCGTCGTGTTGGCTCGCGACGGGCGGGATGCGGCGGCAAAGTTGGTATCTCTTCTGCCCGCGGCGGATCGCGAGATCCTCGAGACCGTGGCGATGTCTCTCGGCTGCAAACTCCCGTGCGACTTGCTCGGTCTGATACTGGTGCAATGCGTGTGATTGTGTAAAGTTTAAATAATTTTTCCTGGGGTATGGTAATGTGGCTTCACGAGGCCGTTCGGAATGACGACGCGGTTGCCGTGCTTGCGCTCATTGCACAGGAAACTGATGTTACCGCGGAAGATCCCTATGCTCACACACCATTGCATTTTGCAAAAAACGCAGACATCATCCGCATGCTGCTCGCACACGGAGCCTATATTAACGCAAGTAATATACATGGTTATACGCCTTTGCATCTTGTCGTGAGGGCAAGTTATCCGCAGTTACATGTTACGCACATCGACCTCGTGCGCTTGCTCTTGCATCACGGTGCCAATGTCAATGCCAAAACTAACTGGGGTTGGACGCCATTACACGTAGCATCAGACGGAGACGTGGCTCGTATGCTTATTGAACACGGAGCCGACATAAGCGCAAAGGACAACGACGGTTGTACGCCATTATATTGGGCGGGTAACAAATGTATCACTCGCCTGCTGATTGCTCATGGTTCTGACGTAAGCGCAAAAGATCGCAACGGTTATACACCGTTGCATCATGCGCAAACTAGCGACATTGCCCGTGTGCTGCTTGAACATGAAGTTGACGTGAATGCGAGAGGCTACGATGGTTGCACACCATTGCATGTGGCATCGCGGCGTGGACGTCCATATGTCGTGCGGGTGCTTTTGGAACATGGTGCAGACATTCGTGCGAAGGATAACGACGGTCGCACGCCTTTTGAGCATTGGGACCCGACACAGCGATCCCAATTTCTGGGGTTTGTGCGCGACCATAGCATTGTTGATTTCTTTTATTTGTTTGGTTTGTGTGACGACGAGTTTAAGGGTTTCGCTCGAGCAGCAATCTTGTTGCTGAGCGGTCGCGTCACTGCGGACGTTCTGCAACGTGTTGTGTGCAATATTTAGTATGCCCCAGGAGACCAAGATCTAACAAAATCTTGCGCCATCCTGAAGTATTTATCCCTGTGTCCACCTTTCATCGGCTCGATGTCGTGCGAATACTCTTGTCCCCAAAGATCCGTGAACACGGGATCTTTTCCTGAATCCGCTTGATTCTGCGCGGTCCATTCATTGTATCCGGTTATAGTTACGAAGGTGGGATTGTACTTCCGCGCATTGGCAACTTGTTCCTGGAAGAATTTACCATTTTGACGCCCGCGTCTGCCAGCAGGAGTTGTCATGTATGTCTGTTGTGTTGCAAATGCAAGCCCGAGCTGTTCTGGTTTTCCATTGAACATGAATGGCTTTGGGTTTGTATCGGTTTCCTTGAAAGACCACATTTTGGAGTTAGTTCCGAGCCCCCACATTAATCTAACAGTGAATCTGTCCAGAATCCCTCCAGATGGAATGCGTGGATTTCCGGACATTCCTGCAATTAACAACAGAGGCTTTCCAAGGTAGTTGAAGAACAGATCCTTTGGATACTTGTTATAAAAGTTGTTCCAGATAAACTGAGCATCCTTGGCTTCGCGTATCCACAACACGACTCTGGGACCTCTTCCGAGTTGTCCCATGCGGGCACAAAGCTTTGCGGCTCCTGCCACAATCTCCTGCTGAGTACCATTTGTAAGATCCAAGAAGATAAAATCAACACCAAGCTTGACCCAGTTGTCATTGTGATAGTCAATCATTGCATTATTATTCCAAGTGTATCCTTTGATACCAAAAGCAGGTTCGCCCCACCAATGGAACAGATTCTTCTCATATCTTGCTACTTTGCCCATCACCCTGCCTTCGCGAATAGATGGATTGTCATGCCATGTAGATACAAAGAGGCCAACATACTTGTTACGCGGGTACTTGGGACGTCTGCTTTGCACTGGCCCAGGAGCTGGCTTTGGCCCAGGAGCTGGTTTTGGCTGAGGAGCTGGCTTTGGCTGAGGAGCTGGAGGATTATTTGATGATGCAATGTTTTTTATACAATTAAGTAGCTGTTGATATGCCGGGAGAGTCAAATGCAAGCCGTCTGGGAACGTTTTCGGGTTGAGATTAGAACCACAAGTCAAGAAAGAGATTTTTCTTGCACTTGCCTCTTGCCGAAGAGCAGAGTTCATAGCCACGACAGATCTGTCAGTACGAGGAAGTACATTATTAACGAATATTTGAGCTCCAGGGTGAGATCTACGAGCAGCATCCAGCATCGCCCCTATCGAAGCGACATTAGGAGGTTTTTGTGTATTATTTGTTCCAATCAATATCACAACGTTTCTTCTAGATGTATTTGGAGCCATTTTATTAAATCTAGCAGTAAGACCTTCGATGGTGTCGCCCGCAATACCGCCGCGTGCATCAACCCACTGCCATTCTCTTTTCATTTCAGGGCGCATTCCCTTGATGACTTCTATACCATGTGTAATAGAGTCTCCATACATTAACACAGCTCCCCCTGGCGCTGGTGTAGGTGCTGGTTTAGGTGCTGGTTTAGGTTCTGGTTTAGGTGCTGGTTTAGGTTCTGGTTTAGGTTCTGGTTTAGGTTCTGGTTTAGGTTCTGGTTTAGGTTCTGGTTTAGGTTCTGGTTTAGGTTCTGGTTTAGGTTCTGGTTTAGGTGCTGGTTTAGGTGCTGGTTTAGGTTCTGGTTTAGGTTCTGGTTTAGGTTCTGGTTTAGGTTCTGGTTTAGGTTCTGGTTTAGGTTCTGGTTTAGGTTCTGGTTTAGGTTCTGGTTTAGGTTCTGGTTTAGGTGCTGGTTTAGGTTCTGGTTTAGGTGCTGGTTTAGGTTCTGGTTTAGGTGCTGGTTTAGGTTCTGGTTTAGGTGCTGGCAAAATATCACCTGGTCTTATTGGTGCCACGAGCGCTGAAGGTAGGTTTGGAAACAGGAGTTGCTGACTCACCAACGTATCGCCTTGAGGAAACGGATTCATAGATATCTTTATGATACCATATATTTTAATACAATCATTTGATAACCGTGCTATGCGTGCTGTGCCAGGATCACATGATGCATTTTGTCAAATGACAAGGAAGGTGTTTAATTCATTGTGAATGTGTAAAAAGCCATCATAATAAAAACAAAAGCATAAAAAGCATCATTATTATCAGATTTTCCACCGGAGTTTGTGGGATACAGTCCTTGGAAAAACAAGTGCGAGTTGGAATTCAGCATCATCTTTTTTGAAATGTCATCAATGTCAACAACTTCTTCATGATTGGCAATGTATGTGTAATTGTTCATGACATCGTCAAGTTTGTCATTCAGGCACAGCTCAAACCTCAACTTGTTTATCAGCATCGAATCCTCAATCTGCTTGTAATACGCATCAAAGTTATCGAGAATCCTCTTCTTCTGTTCATCAAAGTGGTCATTCACCGTTTCAAACTGCCGAATCCTGCGGTTGAGATTGCGATAAAACTGTTTTGTCTCCTTCTTCTCGAGCTGTCTCATTTGTTTCTCAAGGCGCTTGACAAGTTGTAGCTGGATGTAAGAGCTCATTGTTTTATGGTATATTATTTTTGCTTCAAAGGTTGTGAACAGTTGCTTGGAAAGCTTATGAAAGCTACGGGTCTCCCTTTGAAGACACCTGGGACAAATGACATCTTATTTTCCTCCACTACTCCATCTGTTCAGCGCGTAGATAACAGTGACATAAAACAAAACAACAGCGACTACTGTGAAAACAGCAATACCAACACCAAGCTTTGCGTGTCCTGTCATAAATGCAATTATAATCGCAGCGATCAGTGCCAACAGAACATAATGATAAGCATATATCTCCATTTAGTTATGTAAATATTTTATTCATTCATGATTCTTGAAATTTTGGAATATGTCTTCAACACGCATTTTTATCACTTTCTCTGCAAGCCGTCTTGGTGCCCATGATGGAACGATGCATTCTTGATTAAGCGTTAAGTGTGTTCCTGTGCCATTCTTTTTAACCGTCCAAGCACCTTCCATATTTACTATGCTATTCACGGTTCTAAAATGAATAACAGATTTCTCCGGGAAACATTCGATTACCTTTTCAAAGGTGAGCAAGAATTGCATGGGGCCAAACTTCTGGTGAAATGAACAGGAAATGTGATTCTCATGCTTGTAAAAGTGAGAATATTCTGTGCCCAGTATCTTTCCGTGTCTCGGTGATATATGTGAATTTACAATGAGTTGAGGAGGA